TTTACGTTAATGGTTTGGTTAAAATTATCCCAAATCCAATCAGAAGTGAAGTATTCCCACTTACATTTATTTATCATACCAAAATTTAATATTTCAGAGTTTTGTCTCATAATCTCAGACATCATTATAGCACTGTTTTGATAGGATGCATAATTTGGATATTTAATTTGAAATCCCCCGGCTTCGTGCCACCATGCATAACTACTCATATCTGGACGATATATCATTATAATCCAATCATTGGGAAATTTATTTTTCATTTGATCTAAATAATAGGACCATTCATGACTTTTAACAAGTTTGCATCCTTGAGGTTTAACCCATGCCTGATCAATATAATCAGAATCAAGAATTGGTTCAAACTCCATTCCTGGTCCAAAATATGCTCCTTTGTGCCCACTATAACTATGATGAACATATTCACGATCAATAGTGCGATCAGAAATATTCATACCAGACATCGTTTCTAATGTTTGAGCAATACTACTCCAACGAGATCCAGGAACTCCAGTAAAAAATATTCTTTCGGGTAATTTCATGAATGGAAAGGTGATTAGGTTAAGTTTTATGCCTGGTGGGGGTGGTAATTTTTTATCTAGATGTTTAAATTTTCATCCTGATATAAATTGTTTTAAGGAATGCGTAAATGCTGGTTATGAAAAAAAATACAATATACTAAATTATAAAAAAATGCAAACAAGAAATCCAATAACTGATTGTTGGATTATGTTTGAGGACTCTATTAAGTATTTTACTGATTATAATTATAGTTCAATGTATAATATTAAAGAGATTGAAAATATTAAAAATGTAATCGTATTTAGTCATAGTGAAACAGAATTTGAACGACTTGTTCTGTATTACAATTGTGATATTAGAATTACAAATTTTAGTAAAGAGGAGTTTAATTGGGCAATACATCAAGGGTTATATAAAAATAGTCCTGCTAATACAAAACATTATTTGACAGTTGGAAAACTTTATAAACAAAAAATATCTGTGCCCTGTAAAAATTTATGGGATTTTGATCTTTTATGTGATAATCTTGTCGAGATAGAAGATTATCTTAATGTTGAGAAAAACATTAAAGAATGCCGATTATGGCAAGAAAAATTATGGAATGAGTGGAAAACAACTTGGGCACCTGAAAAATTTAAAAAGAAAATACTTGAGTTAAAAAAATCAAAAGAGGGTTAAAAATATGAATCAAAAACAACTAAATGATTATTTTGCCACCAAATGGGTAAGCGATTTAGACAAATATGAATACTCCGGTTGGAATCTTATTGATAAAGTAAATGACCATGAATGGATTTTAGATGTTGGTTGCGGACCAAATCCATTCAAAGGTAAAATAAAAAATTTAATTGGAATTGACCCAGCTTTTGATGAATCTGATTATAAAGTGAGTTTAGAAGAATTTAAAACAAATCAAAAATTTGATGTTGCTTTTTGTTTAGGTAGTATAAACTTTGGATCAGAAGATAAAATAATATCACAAATTAGTTCATTAGTCAACTTACTAAATCCCGCATCAAGAATTTATTGGAGATGTAATCCTGGTGTAAAAGATCATCCAAGTGAAGAATGCGAGGATATAGATTTTTTTCTGTGGTCTTTTGAATTACACAAAAAATTTTCAGACTATTTTGGATTTGAATGTGTAGATTTAAAATGGGACAATTGTAATAGAATTTATGCAGAGTGGATCAAATTTATACCAACCAAGTAATAATAGAATATCTAGTTCCTTTAATCACAGGCATAATCTCATGAGGATACATAAAGTTTGATGGGAATACAATAGCAGATCCAGGTTTGGTTCTTATCATCATTTCTCTATCAAAGAAAGCAAATTCTCCTCCCTCATAATCTTCATTTAATTGAATAGAACAAGATAAAGACCTTTGTTGGTCTTTAAAGGAGTCAATATGTTGTATATAAAACTCTCCCTCTTTATACCTAAGAAGTTGATACCCAGTATCAATATCTATTTTAAATGTAGGAATAAGATTATTATAATTAGTAATTACATTTCTTACTGATTCAAAAACTGCATCATCTAAATTTTTTCTAATATCAAAATTTTGTTCTAATATGTACTGAGAAGAAATTGAAATTTCTGTGCAATTACGAGTATGTTTTGATACTTCTCCATCACCAGTACGAGTATCTAACCATTCAGATGAATTTTGATATTCATTCAGTATTAAATTGCAATTTTCTGGAGACAATACATCATCAAATACTTGTATAAAATCTTCTAATTTAGATACTGGTTTGATTAAAATTGGAGAACGTTTAATAGTATCTTCTTTTACTTCTACCTCTATAGTTTTATCAATTGTCACATTTTTATTATGATTTCCATGTTCTCCCTTATGATTTTCAGTGTCAAAATAAGTATATGCACATTCTCCTCTACTTCTCACATAATGAAGAAATACTTGAACATACTCTTCACCAGCATATTCATCTCTCCAATGTTCTGCTATTGTTCCACGATACATCATTGCATCTCCTAGGTTCAATTCAACAGAACGATCTTCACCTTCGGGAGTTTTGATCCAAATTAACCAAGGTTTATCACCACCAAGATGTAAAGTCAAAGAAATTTCGCAAGAATCTCTATCAGAATGTTTTTTTAATACAGATCCATTTTTATAAACCCTAGCATATGTGTATGTTGGCAAAACAGTTTCTTCTAGTATTTCAGATACTTCTGGTGTTTTTTCACAGAGAAGTTCTAAAAATGAAATATAGTTATAATCAGAAGAAGAAGTTGGAATTTCAGAATCTCCTCCCAAATTATTTTTTTGAGAGAACTCTACAAACTCATCTTTGAGTTTATTTGCTCTGTAATTGGATATAAAATTTGGAATGATAATGTAGTTATTATCTAGTAATTTTTGATTCATGTTCTTCAGGTAATTTTAAAATAAGATCATTAGGAGTTAAATAACAGAAAAAATTGTCCAATAATCTTGTGTCTCTAAGTTCTTTCCACCACAGTGAATATAACTTTTTATGATTTTGGAGAGATTCTCTCCCAAAATATTTATCATTCACTAAATCAGGATTTCTTGGAAACATTGGTATAGAATATCCTTTTCCACTTTGGTTTAAAAAATAGTGTGGGGTAACAAAGTTATCAAATCTTTTCCAAAATACATTAGAAATTTTGTGATTAAATTTATATTCACCATTAACATAATGAAGTTTGACTAATTTTTCAGCATATCTTCTTTTTATTAAAGTCATGCCAAATCCATAAGAATCTTTAACCGGATGTAAAAAACATGGTAATATTTCCAATTTATCTTCAAATCCCAATTGAAGAGAATCTGTATTATAGGGAAGATTATTCATTAAATAATTCCAATCAAAATGAAAATAATCAATGTACTCATAATCAATGTCATCTGTAGATATTATAACATACTTTTCACTACTTTTTTCTAACCATGTTTTTAAAGTTTTAATAATAGAAATAGAAAAATTTAATTCATCATTTTCTGAAAAACTATTATCATATATTATCTTATTAAAATTAAAAATTTTATTTTGTTCTAAATTAATTTCAGTATTCTCTTGTAGTTGATAACTGTCAAATTTTGTAATATAGTAAATAGGAGCAATTTCTTTAAACTTTTCCATTTTTTATTATCATTCAACTTGTGGTTAAAATTGTTTCCAAGACTCAATATCAGATTTGCTTATTGTTGATAGGGGAATAGATGTTGAGTCTTGGAAACAATGTTTTTCTCCAAGTTCAATTATCATTTTACCATCATAATCCTTACCATAAGTAAAAAAATCATCTAAAGTAAATTTATCTCTCATTTTAGTCCACCAAAATAAATAAGCTTTTTTTGATTTTATGTGATTAAGTTTAGGTGGATTATCAAGTTCAGGGTTTTGAGTGAATAAAGGTAATTGATACACTTTACCACTAAACCCTAAAAAGTCATCAACATCAACTATAACAAATCTAGTATCAAATATAGCATTATGAATAGTATGCAAATTCATCCTATTTGTTTTTTTTATAAAATTATATTTTTCTTTAGAATAAAACAAAGAAATTAATTTTTTAGCATAAGTTCTATTAATAAGAATAGGTCCATTCCAAGTTATTCCTCTTTTAGGATGTAAAAAACAATATATTTTTAGAGCAGAGTTATACATGAGTTGAATAGCGTCCCAGTCATATGGAATATTATTCATCAAATATTCCCAATCAAAGTGCCAATATTCTACTAAACTCAAATCAGTATCATCTTCCATCAAAATTACATGCTCTTCTTCCGTATTTTCAACCCATTCTTTCAATGTCTCAATATGGGAGAGGGACACGCATAAAGATTTTATCTTATTTTTTGGAACAATATCGTCAAAATGAATTACGTCCCTCCAAGAATCAAAATCATTTTTTGAAAATTTAGATGCATTTACTCTAGTGTAATTTTTGATACCTAAATTTTTAAACTGTGATTCCATATATTCTCTTCTTTTCAATTCATTATCTAAATTTATATAATATATGTGTGGTATTCCAACCAACTTTGGGTGTAATGTCATGTTAGTCCATTATGAGCACGTCCAAAGGATGCTCTATTGCCATCATTACTATAAGAAATTGGAATTATCAGTTCTTTTAATCTTAACTTGTCTAATAAAAAAAAATCATCTAAAGAATATTTTTGTGAGTCATTTTTCCACCATTTTAATACTAAAGAATCTGATTTTCTAGCCATCATGTTAATTTTTCCATCATAACAATCACTGCCGAAAGTAGAATTAGTAATAAAAATAGGAAATGAATATGTAATTCCTATTTCATAAGGAACAAAATCTGGAGATTGATAATGGTAGATGGGCCAATATTTTCCATACCCATAATTATTATAGAATTTAAATTTACCGTTTACATAATGCATATCAATAAGTTTTTTAGCATATCTTCTATTGATTAGATAACAAGTTGCCGCATGATTATTTCTAGTTCGTTTTGTTAACCCCATGGGGATATGATTTTCACCTATAATATGTAATTGAACACAATCCCAATTGCAAGGCAATCTACTTACAAGATAATCCCAATCAAAAGACCAGTATTTAGTAGTAGTAAAATTTAAATCATCTTCTAAAATCAAGCAAGTTTCAGATACATTTTCGTTATACCAATCTATAATACTTTGCAATTGATTAACTAAAATTGAAATATAACTTATTTTATTATTTCTTTTTTCAAATATTAAGTGTTTCTCCCAATCCTTATAATTATGTGGGCCATATCTATTTGCAGATATTCTTACATAATTAGATATACCATATTTTTTAAATTCATTTTCTAAATAATCTCTTCTATCTACTCGTTCATCTAAATTTAAATAACGAATATGAGGAATATTTTTTAATTTATCCATTATTAATTATTATATACTATATATTTGCAGTACCTACATTCTCTACAACTTTTTACTCTGCTTTAGGTGCTTATGCTGCTGGATCTTCTGGTGTTTCTTCAGTCCCATTATTGGATTTAACCTCATCATCATTCTCAAGTTCCATAAGAATTTTATCTATATCAAAGTCTGACATTGTATATGATTGTATCATTTGTTCTTGCAAAGCTGCTTCTGCTTCTTCTGCTTCTTTTTCTATTGCTAATTTTCTTTCTGCATGTACAGTTATTGCTCGCTCGAAAACCCCTAATTCTGTTATTTTTATATTACTGTCATTAGTTACTAGTTCAATTTCTCCGTGATCGTCGTACCATTGTACTGCATGAACTTTTTGTGGTACACCCGAATAATCACCAGTAAATTCAGGAATCCAAGACAGATTACATTCTTCTATGGATTCTCCATCTATTGAAATTTTGTTTTCTGACGGAATAATTATAAGTCTCATGTTACCTCTTTTTTATTGTAGTTGTCGTTAATTTTAACATAATAAAAAATATTTGTCAAGTTTAGTTTTTAGAACAAATGATTATATCCACATAGGCAACTGCAAAGTCTAGTGCTGTTCCTGAAAATGACCCACTTGCAGATCCAACAGAGAATGGGTGAGAGTGAGCACCGTCGCCTCCGTTGAGGCCAGTCTGGCTTTGTACTCCGTTGGTAATGGATCCAAAAGAGGGCGAAAAGGGGGCTGCATTGGTGCTATTGACGCAGCCGGACGAGTGCGAGTGAGATGGAATTTGTGGTGTGGTAAGAGTGGTGTTGTTAACAGTACCACCAGACACAGACACAGACACAGACCCAGCAGGAGTTCTTGATGCAAATACTGATGTAAAAGCAGTAGAACCACCTGGTGTTGCAGTTCCAGACACAACTCTGAGTGCCTTATTATCATGAGTGGTTTGTTTAGTCCAACTTGTGGGTGCTGATGTTTGCTGAAAAGTTACTAAAGAACCACCAGCAATAAAATCTGGAATACTATTACACCCAGTTAAATTAGTAGATCCTAATACTGCCATTGATATAATCTCTCTTTCATTTATGACTATTTAGACAGGGTTTTCTTCAACTCATTAATTTCTTTTTGTTGTTCTTTGATTGCTTCAATTAGAAGTCCAACCAAGTTTCCATAAGCAACTGATTTGGTCTCATCACCATAAACAACTTCAGGAATAATCTTTTCAACTTCTTGAGCAATCACACCAATTTGATGATCTCCACTATCTATACGATCATACTCAACACCACGAAGGTTCATTATCTTATCTAATGCATTTTCAAGGGTTTTTAAGAGTCATATCACGTAGTCCTCATAATAAAGGCAAGTGCATAGTATGGTGGAAGGTTTGCGTTAGTTGCCGAAGAACCTTGTGTTGAAATTGTTGTTGCAACTGTGATACCAGTAGTGTTAGGATTAATTCTATCCCCGGTCCCAGAATCTTTCCAACCAAAAGCTCCCCCCGAAGAAATTATACCTCCTTGATTGAAATTGGCAGTATGAGTGTGTCCGGGGTCTGAAACTGTCGAGGTTGCTGTGTGATTGTGAGATACCAGAGTTGCATTTGCACTACCACCAGTTCCACCTACTGCATATCCACTACCAGCACCAACAATAAATCTATCTCTTAAATCTGGAGTGCTACTGGAACCATTACATAATGCCCATCCAGATGGAATATTTGCAATTGCTCCAGACCACATAATGATTCCACCAATTGGAATGGTTCCATTACCAACAAAAGTTGTTGCGGTTACATTTCCAGTGACAGTCACCCCACCGCCAATGTTAGCATTCTTCTCAACACCAATACCACCTCCAAGTATCAAACATCCAGTGTCTTTATCAATAGATTCGGTTGTATTAGAAAGAACTAATGCTCCACTAAGAGTAAGTCCTGATAAAGTTACGGTTCCTGCAGTAAAATCACCACTTATATCTCTTGCAACTAATGTATTTCCCGTATTAATTGATGTTCCTGCAACAGAAACTGTCCTTGCAGTGGCACCAGTATAAGTTCCACCAGAAATTAAATAATCAGTAAAGGTTAATGCATTTAAATTAGATCCAAGTGAAACTCCAGAAATTGTAGAGTTCGCAAGATTTGCATTACTAATACCAGCAGATCCGGATAGATTTGAATTTGTCAGTCCTGTAATAGTATTAGAACCTGCCGCAATACTTTTATTAGTAAGAGTGTCTGATGTAGCTCTTCCAACTAAAGTATCAGTTGCAGAAGGAAGAGTGAGTGTTCCAGAAGCAGATGCAGATGCCTGAAGTGCTGTAGTTCCTGATGTTCCATTAAAAGTTATGCCAGCAGAACCAATAATTGCTGTATTAATAGTAGGAGAAGTAAGTGTTTTGTTTGTAAGAGTTTGAGTATCTATTGTTCCTACAATATCACCAGTTGGAGGAGTTTTGCTTCTTAAGAATGAAGCATTTAGATTTGTGACTTGAGTATCAGAAAGAACAACTAATGGCGCAGTTCCTGAAGTAACTGTAGAAATAAACTGTCCTGCAGAAACATTACCAACTACAGTTAGTTTTTGAGGGAGAGTTGATGTTCCTATTCCAACATTTCCTTCCAACCTGTAAATGGAACTTCCAACACTAACAAGCCAACGGGAAGCAACGAATGAAGTACCATTTTGCCTAAATGTTCCAGTAAAGTTTATATCACCATTAACATCTAATTTAAAGCCTGGATTAGTTGTGCCTATACCAACAAAAGGAGTTGATAAACTTGTAATACCAATGTTTTGAGTAGTATCATCAATATGAATAAAAGATCCAAATTGTGATAGTTCTCTGTTTC